CAGGAGTTTTCCCTCCAGCCACTGTGAAGTCACTTCGATAAGCGTTTTTAAGAACAACATGATCATGGGCTTCAACACCGTAGTCTTTCTTCAGACCTTTTTGAACTTTGGTGTCTGCTGGATAGTCTGTGTCTTTCAGCAAATCTTTGTTCTCTGTGTCGATGCGCTCATATTCATCTACCAAGCTCTCGTTGTAGTCGCGAGTTGTCATAACAACTCTATTGGGATCCATGCCCAACAGTTGAGCCAGCTGTTTGATTTGTGGCTCAATAGCAGGGTAACGTAAACTTACATCAAACATGGTCACTGCTTCGTTTTTAAAATTAGGAAAGTCAGTGGGAATAATTTGAATGGGTGTGGTTTTGATGTCGCTCATCTTGACAGGATCGAATTGATCCAGTTTAGACTTGAGCTCGCGAACAAACTCTGTAGTAGGATTACCGCACAATTTGATACGATAATCATAGGTTCTTTCGCTTTCAGCAAGGTATTGTGCGAATTTTTTCATGTCAGGTTCCTATCACATATTTATTCTTTTTTGACGTTTTGCTTGTTGCCGGATATGATACGTTCTAGCAAATCGTTACGACTCAACACTTGTCCTTGACCTTGTTGAGGTGTGTCTGTGGGTTCAGTGGTATTTTGATCTAACCGCATTTTTTTCAGTTGCAGATCAATCATTTTGAGTTTTTTGTCCAGCTTGGCAGTTTTGGCAGTGATGGCATGTCCTAGCATGTTTGATGCCACGCTGAAAATTTCAGCGGCAAAACGACTGTCGACTTGCATGCCCAAGTCCATTAGATCTTTGTAGCTGCCGGTGGCAAGTCCTGCCAGCTCGTCCATTTCATTGTCAGTGGATTCCAGACCTTTTACCGCAGGCAATGCAGCATCAATTTTGTCAATGGTTTCGTCCAAGGCCGCTAGAGTGTCTCGATTGTGTGACAGTGCTGGCACTGCTGAATCGATTTCTTCTGCGGTAGGGGGAAGGTCAAAGAGTTCTTCAAGTTTTCGAGTCATGACCTATTTATAGGCTCAGCGTGACCCGTTTTTAAACATGTCGTCTTCGGTGATTACCCTGAAACTCAACCCGTTTTTCTTGCACCATTTGCTGGCAGCGTCCCATTTGGCCATGTTGATTGCTACCACTGCACGTTCTCTAGGACGTTGCCCTTCGGTGATAACACTCTGCCCTTTGGGTTTGATTTCTATCAACTCTGCTTTCATGGTGTTGTCCCTGGTGCGATAGGTTATCAAGAAATCTGGCACATAGTGTGTGAGCTTTCCGGTCACTGGGTTTCTATAGGGAATTTGTATAGCTTCACTGGCCCATTGTATAACATTGGTGTTGAGATCACAAAATCTCATAAAGCTCATTTCCCACCCTGACCGGTATCTAGGGCGACGCTTGCCTACATACTTGTCTGGGTTTTGGACTTCGTAAATTCCTTGTGCCCAGTTTCTGCTCATTGCAAGACATTTCTAGCAGCATAGTAGTTGGGAACAACTTGAGCATTGACTCCCAACAACGTGGCTCGACTACGTATTTGGTTTAGGTAGTAGGCCATGTTCAATGTTAAATTAAGACCTGTGACTCCTTTGAACGAGTCCAACAGTGTCAACACATCAACACCTGTTGCGCTGGCAACTTGAAACAAACTAACAGTGAAGTTGCCTGCTACAGTTGCATCGCCCATTTCTTTTTTAAAGTAGCTGTAGACAATGTCATATTGTTCTGCAGGAACATTGGTTTCATAGGTATAGAAACTGTCAAAAATTCTAACAGTTTGATCAAGGCTGGAATTAGAATAGTTTACTGTGCTCATGGCGGGACAACACCTTGTTGTATATAACGATTGTATTCGGCTCTGCCTACGTTTCCGTAACCAGTGTTGACCGGGAACACCCAGCCATCGGCTTTGTTTATTGCAGCTCTGGTTGCCGAAGGACCCAGGGTCTTCAGTGCATCTTTGCCCAACGCATTGGCTTCGCTTTGAACCACTGCTCTGAAATCTTTGCCCTTCCAGGTGTTGTAGGCAGTGCCTGCTTTTTGTGCTGCACCAATAAGTCCAGCCACTGATCCCGATTGCAAATCTTCCAAAATGCCTTCGCCAGTGGACAACAAACCGCCTTGACCAAATATGCTGGCTGTGCTGCCCGGGCGGCTCAATGGACTACGACGCATGTCATAGTGAGCTTCATCAGGCCAGGTAACGTTCTTGTCAGGCTTGCCAAGACCGCCATTGAAATATTTCACTGTTTCGTATTGGATTGTCATGGAATTTTGCATGACGCCGCCATCTTCATAAGAATACTGATCGTGGCTCCAGCTGGTAATCACTGGGTTGATCAAGATGTATCGTGCATATTTGTGCTGATCAAATCCAAAAATTTGAATATCTTTGAAGAACGGTGGTTTGCCTGATGCTGTGCTGGTTCCGTCTAGATAACTTTCGCCAATGAAGCCCCAGTCATTGATATTGCCAATACGATTTTGTTCGTAGATGTCACGAGTGTTGTAACTGAATCCATTGGCTTTTTGTTGAACATTTCCTATGCGTCCATTGGTAGGAGATGCATTGGAGATATACTGTTGACGCGGATCGTTGTAGTAATAACTGTAATATTGATACCACAATTCTCTAATGTTGTCTCCTGAGTCGTCGTGGAAAGTTACGTTGATAGGATCATACTTGATGCCTTTTTGAACAATCCTCTTGCGGTTGTATTGATTAAGAACTTCCGAGTCTACTGTAAACTTTGGCAAGTCTACAGTCTTTACAGCCAAGCTTAGGTTGGGAATATTTTGTGCCTGGAAAATTGGCACGTTGCGTAAAGCAGGAATCTCCTCCACGTTGAGCGTAAACACTACATGGAAGAGAAACTTGAATCTAGGTTTGAGTTCCCAGCTGTTTGTTGTAAAGGTCTTACTTGCGTGAGTATAATCACGCAAGTTTTCAACGCCGGTAAACCCTTGAAGGAAGTCTTGGCCAAATGTGGGCATCGACTATGCCTCCTTAGGGAGTGCCACCGATACCTGTTACAACATCGCCTAGAGTGCGTCCAACAGCAAGACCAATACCGCCACCGCCTTGGTTGCCCTGGTTAGCATTGTCGTAGCCAAGAGTGATAGTGATCGCTGCGGCTTCGTTTGTGCCGTAGTTCATTGGGCCGTAATCGCTGCCCTTGATATAGCAACCATACAGTTCCCATGATTCAAGAACCACTGGCTCATTGGCACCGTTGCCGCCGTCTAACACTTCAAAACGTGTCAAGAACTTGTAGTCAATACCAGCAGCAGCAGAGCTCATTTCTAAGAAGTCCATTTGCTTCTGAATTTGCTCACCGATCAACTTAGACACATTGCCATTGGCATCGTCGCGCAGTTCACATGTAACATCGGCCCATGTGTGGCGTCCAGCCAACTTAACAGTTGAGTTGTAAATTGGAAGAGGAATCTCTTCAAATGTAAGGTTAGGGCGAGTAAAACTTACGACTTGTTTGGTAAGTTCAGTGGTCGGGGTGCTAACACCCAGATTTTCAAATATCACTCTAAAGCGATATCTTAATTTTGGCATCAACAGACCTTGGGTGGTAGCGCTCTGATCGCTGGCCAAAGGCACTGTCATTTTGTTTAGTGATGAACTTGGCATGTGTATCTCCTATGTTTATTTACCTGTTGCTCGAGTCGAAAAATAGGGCCGAAGCCCTATTTTTATAGACCAGCTGCAATGTCTCCTGTGTTCTTGATACGCAACGGAATATAGATAAATTCCACTGCCTTGACAGGTTCAATAGCAACGTCAACCCAAAGTTCGTTTCTATCAATTCGAGCAGGAGTGTTGTTACTCAAGTCACAAACTACTAGGTAATCATAGATAGCTCGTTTAGCAATCAAGTCAACCATCAAACTGTTAACAGTGTTGGTGATTTCATTACGAGTAATTTGATCGTTAGGTTCAAACAAGTATAGTTTACCAATTTCTTCTAGTCTGCCGCGCAGGAATGCAACCAAACGTGCAACGTTGATGCGATCCAGTGCACTGGTCACTGTGGTAGAAGTCTTGTTACCAAAGTTGGTAATACCCACACCAGGTATGAAAGTAATTGGGTTTACATTACGCTCATACAGAATGTCACGCAATGCTTGGTTGACACTCAGTGGCTGGAATTCGCCAGTGGCAGCATCAATATAACCAAGCTGGATAGCATTGTCAACTATACCACGACGTGTTCCAGCTGGTGCTAGCCATGGATAGCTTACTTCGTCGCTGCGGATGATGGTGCGCATCATCATGTGGCTTGGAGGCTGAACCACTGAGTTACCACTTAGGTCTGTGGTTGTGCAACTTGGATAGAATGTAGCCATGTAGTTGCTGGTTGCAACCAGGCCATCACCTGCTGGCA